CTACTGTTAAATTACCCGAAGCATTTTTTAAATCACCTTCAACATTAAATGTGCCTCCCACAGAACCGTTACCTGATACATCTAACGTGCCGTTAGCGGATAACTTAGTAGTAACTGTTAAATCCGTTACTTCTGCAGTATTTAAACCTGTAATTGCATCTACTACGCCAGACCCTGTGCTATACACTATCGCTGATCTACCATTAGGGACGGTGACTTGTGATCCTGAAGAGTTTTTTATTCCTACATCAGTGGCTAAAGTATTATTAATTATGTAGCTTTTCTCTATGTCAGGAACAGTTAGAGTTATACCTGCCGACCCAGTGCCTGTTAAATTAAGACGTAAATGCCTGGCTACTTGAGTGGCATTACTGTCTGTCAAAGAAAGTGTAAGGCTGGCCTGAGAAAAAGCAACGTCTGCAGATTCGCAAATGGCTTCTTCTATGGCAGTGCCTAAGTTTGTATTCGTAATTGTACCCCAAGTTCCAGAGTTATCTCCGGTCCCCATGAGTTGTATTTTTAAGTTTGAATATGATGAAGCCATTTTTTTCTCCTATGCTTCTTTTATTATCTCCCAATTTGGAGTTTGTGCTGTATCTATTTGCCCCCATACTAAATTATTACCTAAACTCATAGCAGAGGATACTCCAGTTACATTTGCAATAGCGTTAGCTTCTGCTGATATACTACCTAAACTACTTGTTGCGGAAAATCCGGTTACTTCGACTAAATTATTTAAAGCTACAGATATTGAACCTAAACCAACTGTTGCGTCAAAACCAGTAACACTTAAATTATTATTACTAACTACCTCTTCTTCACCTACAAACTTTAATCCTATAACACCGGATAAACCACTTACATTTGCATCTGCGTTAACAAACGTAGACCCTACAGCTCCTGTCATGCTAATGTCAGGTTCAGTTATTGATGCGTTCCAACCACCGTCACCCCAAGCCGCTCTACCCCACCCGTTTGCAACAGCTTGTCTTGTTACATTAACACTTACATCGGCCATTTTAGGCTATTCTAATTATGGCAGCAGCACTTGTATTTGCCGGAAAAATAACACTAAAATCACCTGAAGTGGATGTTTTTGTACCTCCAAAATCTAACACACATACGGCAGGGTTAGTTAAAGAAGCTCCGGTGTTTGAATTTGTAGAGGGTGTGCTGTTATAAATTAAACATCCCGCTGCATTTACAGTGACGTTAGTAAATGTTAAATCAGAAAAATCCACAAAACCTGTGGAGTCCCCTATGGTAACACCTAAATTTGATAAGGCAGAACCGCCAGATGTGGTTCCATCAGATTCACCACTTGTTGTAAAAGACGTGGTTCCAGCGCTTAAAGTAGCTGCCGCAGAATACAACGCTAGTTTAAAAACGTCTGATGTAGCAGATGCGTCAGGTCTAAAATCGTGAACACCCAATAATACTTCTGCTTTAAAAGATGTACACATTGCTTGTGTAATAGCCATTTTTTACTCCTCTAGTAATTTAATTAGTTCAGGATATCCCATCTCTCTAAACCTATGAGCTAAGGTTGTGTTGTGACTCCTGACCATTTCTTTCATATATTGCACTAAAACTTTTCGTATATCTTTTTTAAAAGCTTCAGCTTGCGCTCTAACTGCAGGGTGTGAATCACTACCTACAGCTATTATCTTATCTAATGCTCTTTCAGCAACTTCTTCAGTATTAAATCCTCTACGAGAAGTTGTCATAACTTTCACTCCACCACCTAACAATACTGATGTGCTATTCCCAATCATTGTACCCCCAACCTTATTTGTTTAGTTCTATACATATCTTGACGGTTTTTACCTTCACTTAATTGTTTCAATAACGCCATAGATTCGTTATACCTCTGCACGTAGCTTTGGTAGCTATCTGCCTCACCTTTCATAAATATATGCGCTTCTATTAAAGAACCGTAAAGTAAAACAGAATCAAAATTATCACCCAACCAAGAAGTGCCGTCTGTAACAATGGATGGAGGGTAATAAAAATAGTGAAGTTCCGACGTATAATTTTGATCTGGAGTCGGTCCTAATATATAAGAATTTTGATCGAACAATGCGTAATGTGTTGGCTTTGCTGTGGTAGATGGGTTTGGAAAAGCCTCACGAATAAAATTAACATCTTTGTTTAATAAATAACTGTAGTTTCCAGAAGAATCAATAATTGCTAAAGAAAAGTTAGCAAGCCAATCTGTTGGGACTGTGAGATATTGATTGCCTGAGGTCATACTACCCGTAACATTTTTTCTAAGTTCTAATATTTGAACAGAGTTAAAAACTTTTTGTTCTGCTTGATCTATAAACGTATTAATCTGCTCAGTGCTTGTAAGGGTAGCTGTGCCTCCTGTGCTATCTGTAAAAGACGTGTCAGGAAAGTCATTTTCGCAATAACCTTTTATGGTTTCAAATAATTGACTATAGTTCATCACCCAAGTTTCTTAGAAGAGTTTGTGCCTTTTGTAGCAGCGCCTGTGCCTCTTGTTTTAACTGTTTGAGTGCTTGCCACATTATTAGGATATCCGTCTTGCTTTGGTACGGGCATATCCATAGGTTGTTTAAATTTTCCGGTATCTTTCATAAGTTCTCCTGATTAATTTAATACCCACCTCCGCCACTGTCTCCGCTATCACCACTGTCTCCGCTATCACCACTATCACTACTATCACTACTATCACTACTATCACTACTATCACTACTAGATTCGGTGCTGGAAACTGCATCTCCTCCTATAGTAATTGTGCCCACACTTCCAGATATTAATAAATTATTTATTAGATCTAAATTAAAAGGATTACTAAAACCTACAGGGTCAAACCCATACTGATAACTTCTGGAATCTGATTCTGCAAATCGTGTTAAATCTGGTCGTGGGTTTCTCAGAGCTTGAGGGTCGTTTACAGGAAACATACCTAACTGTAATTGTGGCTGATCCTGCTCAAAGCACTCTGGGCATACCAGAATATTAACATTTTTTGTCTTGATTGTAAGCTGTTTTAATTCTTTTAATTTATACCTAAAACCACATCTATCGCACTCTGCGATAGCTCTTTTGCCTCTTGCGTAATTAGATCCCATGTCAATATAAAAACTCTCTTGGTGCCAATCGTAACGGAGCTTTCTCTCTATCCTCACTAGAAGCTATCATCCACTGCTCTTCATAGTCTTGTTTTAACATCTGTATTCTGTCTGTCGCTTCTGGTATTTTTAAGGAAAGATAGTACGCTAACCCTGATACTAAGCAGGGTAGCATTCTAAACGGTATGTCTGGTGTGTTTACACCATTACCTGCATCCTGTATTCTTCTCATTCTAAAGTACACAAGCGTGTAAAAATTACTCTGATCTGGAGTCGGCCATACTTTTACTTGAGGGGTTTGAACAACACCGGAAGAATTAGTAGCCCCAGATTTTCTGTCAATAAATATCTGTATGGGTCGGCCTGTCGCATTTTTATTCGGTATTGTTGCGTATGTGCTAACTGATATACGGCTAATTGTTAGGTCTTGTTGATTTGAGCCTGAACCTGTTCTTACCTGATGCTCTAATAAATCTATGGTGTCTACAGGTAGATCATATGTAATAGTGCCTTGGGTCAAAGGTATAGTGCCCTCCTCTATAGTCCACAAGTTTATGCCTCGGTTAGCCCAGTCAATAGTTAATAAATTTAAAGAACGTCTGGCTGTTTTAAGGTCATAGCCAGTACGCATCTCGGTTCCGCATCGTGAAAATGCTTCTTCCGCTAATTCATTAAGGTCTAAATTAAAACTTGTTGTGTCTGTAGTAGCCATTATTTCTTTGCTTTCACACTATTTATATATTTTCTGTAAACACCAGCAGCATCTTTTTTACCCATAACTCTGGCTCTTTGTTCCATAGCGATAGCAGCTTGTATCTTGTGTGCCTTTGATCTACCACTATTTCTAATCTTACTTACACTTTTTACTGCGTCATCTCGTGTGGCAAACTTTAATCCTTTTATTGTGCCCTTAGGGTTTTCATCCGTATATAAATCAGAATGCTTCTTAGACCTTGCGGGTTGACCGGGTTTTCTTGGTATTCTTGGATTTGATTTCCGCACGTTTCTTTCTTCCTTGGCAATGCGCCCTTTGACTAAACCCTTTTGGATTTTTACAGTCAATAGAGCGCTTGTACTTTTTACTCCACACTACTTATCTTTTTTAGAGAATATATCTTCCCACCACTTTATGCTTGTTTCGCAGTGTTCTACTACTGCTTTAGCAGCACGAGCGTTAAAGTCTATAGCGCTTTTGGTCTGCTCAACACCATACTTCCGAGCTTGTTGAAACGTATTAATAATAGCTTCCATTACTTTTTTCCTTTCTTCTTCTTTAATATAGTTTTTACATTTGTGGGTTTACCCCCAGGATTACCTGCTGCTCGTTTTCTCTGAACAGCAGATTTACGTTGTGCCGCACTCATGGCGTTTGCCTTTGCTCTAGGCACACATTTTGGATAGGCACGTTTACTGGTTTTTGTAGATTTACGACCGCACTGTTGAAACTTACCTTTTTTCTTTGGTGCGCCTATGTCTACCCAGTCTCCTTTAGAGCCTTTACCAAACCATTCGGTTAAACCACCTTTGGGTTTAGCCACTTCTATAACCCCCGCCCCTTTTCTTATACGTCTTAACTAACCAAGCATTTGCATAAGCTGACGGGTATACATCAAACTTACGTTTTGCTTCGGCCTTTACACGAGCGTATAAAGATGGGTTTGTGGGTTTTGCCCCTGACTTCTTTTTAGGTTTCTTTTTAACAGCCATTACACCTTCCTTCCTCTCGTTTTACCTCTCTTCGCAATACCGTCGGCTCTGGTTACTTTTGTACCACCGCTAACGCCACCCTTTGTGCCACCTTTGGTTGCAACTTTACCACCAATTTTATAGCCTTTTGCCATACCACCACCACGCATTTTAACAGCACCGCCTTTAGCCATGGGTTTTACTGCCCCACCTTTAGCCATCCCTTTAGCCATCCCTTTAGCAGTTTTCTTGTTTTCTAATTTATCTATAGCGCCACCAATATTATAGCCTTTAGCCATGCCACCTCCACGCATTTTGACTGCTCCGCCTTTAGCCATTACTGCGCCACCTTTTGCCATTCCTTTAGCTGCCATACCACCACCACGCATTTTAATAGCGCCACCTTTAGCCGCTTTTTTTAAATCTCTCGGCCCCTCACCATCCATAGCAAAACTCGGAACCATTTTACCTGTTTTTGGGTCTTTAACCATAGGCATTTTAGCCATCTTCATCTCCTTTGTATAAATTGTTGAATGTTACTTCTGGGTCCATGTACGAATCATCCTGCTCGGCGCAGTGTGTATGTTGGCTAGGCCTAAAATCAGGTGCGCCTTCACCTGTAACCCAAAGAGCAGGGCTTGTAACTCTGACTCTATTATTAGGTAATGCAACCATGTTGCCCTTCCAAGGTCCGTCTGTCAACACCATAACGTGACTCTGCTTGTGCTGGGCTGGACAGTCTGCGATTTCGCTTTCGGTGTAATCCACAGTGAAGAGATATCTCGATGTATGAAACTCCCCGGCGATCTTACATAACCATGGGCTAGGCTTACACCTGTCAAGGGACACAATGGAGTGGTGGTGTGATGGACAGTCCCACGGTTGTGCGAGGTGGGTTTCCATTCTTTCAGGCCACTCATCCATTGGGATGTCCCCACATAAGGCTGTGATGGGCATCCTTGCCCACATGGCACCTCCGTGCGGATTACTTTCGCCTTCTTCCTCTTCACATCCTGTAAATATGATTTGAAAACTGAGGCA